TAACAAGAATACAATCTCAAATGCATACACCTCATCACGTAAATACCCACGTAAATTAGTTGCATTTAATTCGTCAGAATAGTCTTCTGTATTAGGGATTCTATATGATTCCCATTCAAGATTGATTTGATTAGCAATCTGTTGATAATTAATTGTATCAATAGATGTTAATTGATCCCATACAAGAACATCACGTACAGCTGTTAAATCCTGAGCAATTTCATAATAAGGAAACTTCTCAAAGATGTCAGAAGTAGTAAGTCTTATCTGTGTTTGATTTTGACCACTGTAAGTGAGAACTGTTTCAGTGCTATCTATAAAAAAAGTTCCAACTAATTCAACAGATGTAATATCATTAACTGTTTTAATAACAGCTAAATTAAAATATTGCCATTGTCCTGTAACATCAAGATTAGTTATATTAATTCTTATAGATCTGCCAACTTGATAATTGAAATTTAATGTAGTGATATCATTGTCAGCAATTGGTGTAGGATTTGTTACTGAATAATAAGAAGAGTATCCACCACCACTAGCATCACAATATTGTAAAGCAAATTGATATGTACCAGAAACTAAATCACCACCATTTACAACATCTACAACTTCTAATCCAGGAATAGAAAAATTAGGTTGAATACTTAATCTGTTACAGTTTAATTGATTTGTATATCTTGGATCACAAAGATCTGAATTAGGTGTTAGAATATATGGAACATTATCTATATCTAAATATCTTCTAGGATTTACTCCATCTGTCCAATAAACTTCTGTTGTACAATTTGTAATTCTATGTACAGCTTTATGAATTGGATTATCAATATTAAAACTTAGACATGGAGCATTAACAAGAGTGTGATAAATACAATCATTATTATCCATATATCCAATCTCAGAATCTTCTGTAGTAGGATTAGCTAAGAAGAATATATGTTTGTTCTTTTCGTAAATAGAGTGTTCACCAATAAGTTGGTATCCATCAGGAAAGTTTAAGCATAGCTCATTCCCAGGCTCATTCTGATAATTAACAGAACTAGCACTAAAGTTTTCTAAAGATGCATTAAGCGCATAAGTTAGAGTACCCTTAGGAATTTGATTAACTGCTAAATCAAGATTTAAACCTGTATTAGCACTATCAAATTCTGGAACAACATTACTCTGACTACCACCAAGAATCTTTTTTATCTTATCTAACTCGTCTGCCATGATTATTAATTATTACGTCTCCTACCATATCTATTGGTTGCGTTTGGTAGTTCGTACTTTCTGAATCTATTCAGATCATTTTTTATTCTTCTCTGCTTAGTCCAAGCATCTTGTTTCTTAATCTCAATATCAGCCATGATGAAAGCTTCATCATGTAACTGTTTATAGTACATTAGCTTCTGTTGAAGCTGATTAAAGGTCTCATCATTAGTTTGATTTGTAAGAGTTTCAAACACTTTAAATTTAATGAATGCCTCAACAAACTCTCTAATACGATAGTTATCAGGAATTAACTGATTACCTATATCATCATACTCAGTGGCATAGAATAATAAATGTACAACACCATTTCTGAAATTGGTTACAAACTTATTATCTCTAATATCAAATGAATCTATTCCTGAAGCATAAGGAGTGAAGCTACCAGAAACATTACCTTGTGTTTCTAAAATTGGTGCATCAGGTGACCAATTGTTTGTATAGTTTACACCACAATTAGATCTAGCAGAAATGTTACCTGGTTTAAGTAAATACTCTTGTCTGTATGATCTAGCAACTTCTTGATTAGTTTTGTATACAGCTTGAATTAACAAAGGCATACATTCACCACCACAACCTGGTTGAGCACAAGCAGGATTAGCACAATCTACACCACCTACAGTGAGGGGAGCAAGTTGAATAGTTGTCTGTGTTGCAGCTTGTGAATAGAATGAGTTAGCGTTTTGATAAGGAAGTTGTGGAATCTCAGAGCACATCCAAGCTTCTCTTACAGCATAAAAGTTATCTGGAAGTCTAGCTTGAAAATCAGAGATGTGTAATATCTCCTGAGAAATAACATAGGTTGTTCTTCCCAACTTCTTTAAACATTTGTCAAGGTAGGTGGGGAACAATAGATCATCCACAGCACCTGTATCAAAATAACTTTTTAATTCTTCTTTAACAGTAGAATATACAGGCTCAGGGGAAATGAAATTATATTTATAGTAGTAACTCATGTTAAATTATTTTTTCCATTCTTGATATAAATATTGATATTTTTCGTTGGTTTTAATGTAATGGGAAAGTAGTCTTGAGGTTGTGCGTGATGGTTTGAAATACCACAAATCTAAATTTCTAAATCTAGCAGTGTCTTTAAACCACATCCATCCAAAGAAGTAGCCTTCTGTGTGGTAGTTAAAGTTGTAGATAACTTTTCCTTTTTCTTTTGTCTTTTGCCAATCTATAGGAAGATTGATAAATTCTTTACCATTGTTCTGTTTGATTTTCTTTCTCTTCTTTTTATTGATAGAGAACTCACCAAACCCAAATGGTAGTTTAGCTCTTTCACCAGTTTCTAGAATGTATTCTTTGAACTGCTCATTGTATGAATAAAGAATGTTTCTCCATTCATCAAAGGATAGTTTAATTGATGGATGTTTTTTACAGAAACTATTATAACTATCTCTGCTTCCACTTCTCCAATCTACCTTTATACGCATATTATTTATCTAGTTGGTGCAGCGTTAGGTGATTGACCATCAATACCATCATCAGTCATATCAGTTTTAAGCTGGAAGTATGTCTGTAATAGTTTTTGTGATGTGAGGTCTAACACCTGCTTTTCTAAATATCCTGGTAAAGAGAATGGTTTATCTAGGGGATTCATACACCAATCTTCATCAGTTGGTCCACAACCTCCACATCCAGATTCAGGATACATTATTTCATTTGGAATATCTTCTTCAAAACAAGCTGCAAGTCTAAGAGCTTGTAGTAAAGGATTGTTTACATATAAGTAGCCATTAACAATCCAATAGTATTCTTGATTCTTAATGATAGGAAGCCTAAGGAGATTCAAGTATCTATTGATAGTGATTTCCTTAAGCTTCTTACCTTGTCCACTCATTGCATTGATTGAATAGACACCTTGTATTAAATACTGATAGTTTCCTTCAGATATACGTGGAATTTTAAATCTTGTTCTTGCAACAGTGCAAGGATCTTGATAATCGCAACATTCAGAAATAGGAACTTGAATCATTTCTAAACAAGGAATAGTTGTAAACAACGTATCAGTAGCCCAAAGTTTTCGAAGATTCGTTTCTCTTTTAACTAAGAGAATACTATTGTTTCTAATTTCAGATGAAATAGCTCTATCTGTTATCAACGAATCTGTTGATAACAATTTATGAGATGCACGTACATCTGAAACTAATTTTCTTAATGTTGCCATATTTTTAAATTCTACTTTCGAACTCTCCTATTTTACCATGCTCAGTGTCATAGATTAAAACAAGAGCAGCTCTTATACTATGTACAAAGTTATTGTCTCTATGCCATCTATCTGTACCAGATAAGCTAGGCATTTGTTGGATTCTAACACCTTTAACTTCTTTAGCCATATAGTGGTGTTTATCTCCTGTATGTATCTCACGATATGTAGCACTACCAAATGCTGATCCATATTGTGGATGTGTTGCAAACAATAATGGAAGATCATCTAACTTACAGTTACCATGATGATAACCAATAAATGTATTTCCTAATATTGTAGCTTTTAATTCACTCTCTCTTCTATCAAAACTTATACCAGTTACATTATTAAAATAAACCTGTAATGCATGTGCTAGATAGAATGATTTTGTTTTATCATGATTACCTTGAACAAGTAGCACTTCTACATTCTCACAATGTTTGTAAAGAAGTTCAATTGCTTTAACAAGAAGATCAAATCCATGCTCATATTCTTCACCATATTCAACAATCACATCCTGAGGAGTTCCTGCTGTAGTTTGGTTTTGATAGTTATCTGTGTGGAAGAAATCATTTGATATAGGGAATACAACTGTACGTACATTGTAATTACGTAAAACCTTTGCTAATAGATCTACAAGAACACTCATGTAGGTTGCTTTTCTATTCTCAATACTATTATCACCATTCACAATTCTTTTAGCTAAGTGAAAGTCTGATAATGATAATTCAATATCAACTGTTTCCTTATCCTCATCAACCATTACAGGTTGTGTAACGAATGTGGTTTTGTAGTTTTGCAGAAACTTAGCAAAGTCTTCTGGTGTATAGTCTTTAGGTTGTTTTAGTTTAGAGAATACTGAAGAACTAAACTTTCCTGATGGTAAAAGCTTAGACCAATAGTTTGTTATAACATATTTGTCTAAGTTAATCTTGTGTAGTTTAGCTAATTCAATATCATCTTTAGGTTCAAAGTCAAGAAGTAATGTACTCTCAACAGTTCCTTTTTCAACATTTACCTTTCTGGTGTTTTCAAAAAGGGGTATTGGTTCAACATCTTTATCTTTTAGTTCTAGTAATAACTCACTCACTTCATCCTCTGTAATTCCAAGCTTCTCAGCATAGAATTTTTTACTCTTTTTTTGTCTCAACAATTGTCCCAACTGTTGCAAAAGTGTTTGATTTTCAGACATACTTGGTCGATTTTAGTTAAAATTACTGTAAAGATACAAAATTCTTTTTTAAAAAACCAAATCTTTTTAATTAGAGATGTTATTGATACTAACTAAATTAGTTATAAAATAAAAAAACTCCCAGAACCTAAGCTCTGGGAGAACCCTGTAAAACCAACAAAACAGGGTTTTTGATTTCTTAAACTGGTATAAGACCAGCATATAATTCTACTATTGTGGTTGCTGCTGGTATAGTGAATGTAGCTGTTGCTGTAACACCATATCCTGATTGTGTATCTGTTGCAACAGCAGTGGGATTACTATTTCTAAAAATACTAACGTTTGCTTCATCACATCCTACACCATTAGCAGCTGAAGTGTTTGTAATCTCTACAATATCACCCTCAACTATTACAAATGAACCAGAAGCACCAGCACCTAATACACCACTTGCTTGTAAAATTGAGTTTTTATAAACTTCATATATTGCATTATTTGGACATCCTGGAAGTTTAGTAGCATACCAATATGCCATAATAGGAGCAATAGTGGTTGTTGTGGTTGTAGAAGAGGTAGATGAACTAGAAGTTGTTGTGGTTGTAGTTCCTTCTACTGATACATAAATATAATTAGTACACACTCCTGTAGATACAATTCTAATACTTGTTGTACCATCAGGAACTGCAGATGATAAGTAGCCACCTAATAAGGTAACTTTACTTATTCCTGAAGCAAAGGCTGTTACAAATCCATCTGTATCAGAATACAAATCGAATGGTCCAGCATCAACTCCAGCACTTGTTAATGTTATTAATACAGTCATAATTTATTTGGTTTATGGAATTGTTGTGGTAGTGGTAGTAGTTGGTATACAACCATTAACTAATTGACAGAAGTATGCTAACAATACAGGATCATTAGTAATAGTCTGAATTATCTGTGCAACAAATGCATCAGAGCAAATCTTATTATCAATCTTCTGTAAAGCAACAGTTAGAGTGTCACAGTTCTGAATACCAGTGCAAGATAAGTTATCTCCATTATATTCAACGAAATCACTACTAACTATTCTATTAGCATAGGGATCACAAGTTGTAGGATAAACCACTCTAACTAATGGACCAAAACAAGGCATTCCAGGTAAGCAGGCCATATATTTTAATTATTAGGGGATGTACATTATGTAATAACAAGATATTACAGGGTGGATGGTATTGTGTGATTGATCATCACCTTGAGATGCATTTGATAATGTACAAGTGATACCTGTGCTTGCTGATAACGTGTTTACAGTATTATTATAACCTTGCCATGCATCATCATAACTACCACTACCACCATCATCAATACCTCTTAATAATGGAATTACATTATTTGGAATTGCGTGAATGTGTGTTGGATCAATGAATGTTAATAAGTTAGGATGTGTGTGAGAAGGAAGTTGAGAAGTTGTAAGAGTTACATAAGACTCACCAGCAATTGTCTGTAATCCATAAGCAGGACCAGCAGCAACAATAGGATCTAATGGACCACCTCCTAAAAGAGCAGAAGTTGAACCAATTGGTGATCTACCTCTTTTATCAGGAGTACCATTTAATCCATTACATAGATAAACCTTATCCCAACCAGCAGCTTCTATACCTACACCAGTTGCACCAAAATTACCAGCAATATCACCATAATATTCTAACACTGTGAAAGGAACCATCTTCTCATATTGTTGTGTAACAATAGGAGCAATGCTATCTAAATAAGCTTGTATTAAAGCATCTAAGTCAGCAAGCTTAACATAGTTAACATCTACATCTAAAGCAAGAGCTATTAAATCAGTTTCTAATGCGCAAAGCTTATTAATTGTAGCTTGTAACACTTCATATGTGCTAGTAGGATCAGGAGATCCTTCTAAGCAATCAATTACATATCCTTGTTCTAGTTCAGCAAACTTAGCTTCAAGTGCTAACACTTCATCTTTTAAGAAGCATACAGCCTCTACAAGAGCATTTAATACATCTACTAATGTAATATCTCCACATGTGGGAAGATAGTCTTCTACAAAGGCACAGAGAGTTTCTTGATTAAGATCTATCTTTATACCTGTACCATCTAAGGTAGAGGTGAGGAATGTAATAAGAGCCTGCTCAACAAAAGAAAGAGAGTCTCCAGTTTGTATTCCAAGAACAGGAACATCAATCCCTGTATATCTGACACACTTATCTGATACTATCTCTGTGCATCCATTAAAACAATTTGAGCAATTTTGTAATGACATGTCTGTTTTATTTATATATTAAAAGTTTTACTCTACTCGCAATCATCTCAACAGTGAATGGTAATCCATAATCTGGGTTACAAAACTTATAAGTTAGAATACGCTTATAGTTTAATAGGTCCAAAAATACAGTTGCATTAACTGGAAGGTTTAATGTGTATATAGTGTTGTTATATAGATTTTCAGCTAATTCCTTAATTCTGCATTCTATATCATCTAGAAGCACTGGAATAGTGGTACATTCAACACAATTAGTTAAGCCTGGTTGCAACATATTTAGAAGTTTGTGCTGCCTTCTGAGCAGCTTTGTTACAATAAGCACAAAGACCTTTGATTAGCTGACAGCTACATCCAACCTTTGCGCCACATTTAGAGCACTGTGCCATGTTAATAGAAGTTATTAATGTAGTTGTTTCCTGAACAACCACAATTATTTCTAATAAAGTTATTTAACATTATGTTTGCCTGATTGTATAATTTGTTTGATTCATCAACAGCACACTTGTTTGCAGCAGCAATAGATCCTTGTATGAAAAAATAAATGCTATTAAGTTGAACTTTAGATTGAGTTTTAATAGCTCTATCACATTCCATCATATCAAGTCTCATGAATGCAGTGTCAAATTTCTCCTGAATCATTTCAGTACGCATGAAAGTTTTCTCTACGAAATTCTCGAATGCAGGAGCAACTGTGTATTTAAACTTCCAAATACCATCAGGTAATGGTAATAAAGGATCACCCAAAGGTGTTATTCCTAAGTTAGATGAAGTGAGAATGTTAAAATCATTAACAGTAAAAGGTAAACTAGTTTCCCCAATTGCAGGGATAGTTACAGTTAATGTTGGAGAAGATACAACAGGGGGATCAGTAGGATATGTTGAAGCATCAGCAATACCTAATGTAAATACGTTGTATGTTGGAATTACTAATATGTCTAGTTTTAAAGCTGCCATCTTAAATTTAAAAAAAATGCCAGAGGATTTTGAGAAAGATCCTCTCACCCTCTGGCATAGGTTATATTATTTAATTGTTTCTACTATATTCCTAGATTATGGGATATTAGTTGAAGTGGTGCTAGTTGTAGGCCAGATAGTAGTGGTGGTTGAGGTGGTAGTAATACAAGTGTTATCACTTGCTACAGTTCCTAAACCAGCTTCTAAAATAGTCTCTAATGCAGCAGCAATACCACTAACATCAGCATTTGGAGCAGCAATGATAACAGTGCTATCTTCATAGATGTAATCACCCCACTGATACTCAGATTTGTTATATTCGTTGAAACGAATGTAATACGTATCATAAGTAACACCTGAAGATACATAAGACTCAAAGTTCTCATTGTATCCAGCCATTCTGTAAAGATGCTTTAAGTAACCAGCTTGATAGCTATAGAAGTTTTTCTCTAATTGAATAATCTCAGCAGATTGTCCAGTTGCATAAGAAGAACGTTGAGTGATTACAGAATCAGCAACAATGTTACAGTTATCAGCAACAATAAAGTCAGCAGTGGTTGCAGGACCAGAGTATACGAAAGTTCTGAAGTAGAATCTGTCATATTCAAAAGGGAATGCAGCAACATCACATGGTTGACCATATACAGTTAGAGGCTTACCAGTAATAACTAAGATTGCATCTGCATCATTACCTACACGTTGAAAATCGTAGAAAGTGTTAAAGCTAATGTTGTCAGGGTTAGTACCTGGAGCTTGTGCTTCTAATTTAAGAATGAATTGGTCAATTAATGCAGGAACATCAACAGTATCACAAGGATCACCACCACAATCGCAGCAAGGAGCTTGTACAGTTACTGAACGAGTGAAACCATTGAAATACAAAGTGTTAACATAGCTAGAGAAACCACGAAGAGTTAAAGTAACGATATCACCACATTTAACATTCCAGTTATCCACTTGGGTTACTTGGTTTGCTGCAGTTGGGCAACCTGTTACTTTGTACCATTCAGTTACGTTAGAGCTGCAACCTGAACCAGATGGGCAACCTTTAATTTTATCAGAGCGTTTTGAGCCTTGAAGGTAAGTGTTTTCTCTACCTTGAGCAATGTAGAAATAGGGAGCTGCTGCAATATTACCTGCAGTTGCTACGCTATAATCATTTCTAAAGATACCAACTTGACCAGGAGTCAAGTTTTGTGTTGAACCAGAGCTAGGAACAGTTGTTTGTCCTACTGGCACCACGAATAACGTGGTTAATGAAAAATCAGCCATTTTTTATTTATTTTAATTGTGAATATTTATTCGTTTGTTTGGATTCTAAACTGTGCACTCTGTACAGCAGATTGATTCTCTGTGTACATTGCTAGGTTCTGAACTGTTAAATCTAACAATTCATCTTCTAGATAAGTCTCTAGTTCACAATCCTGATTGTATGATGGTAAACCATCAAGCATTACATATCCTTCTTTATTAATATACACTGGGTATCTAAAATAGGATATATATATTTCAGTTGGTGTAAATGTACCATCTGTAAATATTGATATTTCATCAGATGATAAGAAGTTAAATGTTTCTTGATATTCAAATGATGGTCTATAATGTATGTTATTTAATAACAATGATAGATCACCATGTTTAGCAAGATCCTTATTAATCCAGATCTTTCTATTTTTACATCTTCCTTTATCAGCAAGTACATAACTATCTACATAGAACATATACTTAGGAACTAATAAGTGAATATTTGCAGTCCACTGATTTATCTCAGCATTCTTTAAGTTTAGGGGTAAATTACCATCGTTGTAATTTATTACTAAACTTTGCAAATCTTCATAACGCTTTTTAAAAGCGTCTTCACCTAAACCAGGAACTGTACTAAAACCATCAACCTTCTGTTTAATTAACTTGATTTGAGCTTCATTTAGTGCAAGGATTTTATCCTCTAACTGAATTTGTTGATGCTCGTTTGTTGATAGTTTATTTAGTTTTTGGTCAATTTTATATAATAAACTATCTACAGGGATCATACAGAGGCAAGTTTCTTAGTTTTCAATTTTTGTTCTAGAGTAATTAGTTCGTCTTGATTATCATCATCAGATAAGAATCTAATTAATTCTTCTTCATCTTTAGCAACTTCAAACTCTCCTTCATAGATTCTG